TAATGAAGTTCTACACAAAAATATTAATGTTTGTATACCTGATTGGAGCAAACTTTTAAAATTAAAAAATAAAATTCAGCTATGCTCTGTATGCCTTGTTAGAGTAGGGATAAAAAAAAGTTCCACTATACTTTTTAATATACTATAATGTATTTAAAAAGTTCAGTGGAACTTTTTTGTAGACATAGTGCTGCAATGTTTTTCAGGCATAGCTGTTTTTAGATTTTTTAAAACCTTTACTGGTATAGGTTTCAGGATATTTTTAAAATATAGGTTTTGAAACGTAGGTTAGTTCAGGGTTACAGGACATAGCTAAAAAATAAGAAAAAGGTATGAAAAAATATGAAAAAACCCGCTTAAAATTATAAGCGGGCTTAATAAAAACGGCAAATAACTGATTAGTATTTTATCAGTTTTATCAGAGAATCGGTATGAGTAGTGTCAATAATCATAATAGTATCATTACTTCTTCTTGTGATAGTAGTCCTGATGTTAGTATTAATAAAGTCACTATCATCTACCTTTGTACAACCAGCTATTAATATACTGATTAAAATTGAACTGATTAGTATTTTTTTCATAATTTAAAAATTTTAGTTAGACATTTTTGTTATTATACGCCCCATATTGTCTGGGTGTTACAAATATGAATACTATTTTGACAAAAAAAAATATATTTCATTTTTTAATATATAAATAATAAAAAAGGTATCATTTTTTAACACAAAAAACCCCCCATAGGGTTTGCAAATATTGAAAAAGTAACAATATCTCACCCCCCAATCGTTTAAAAAGAAATGTTGATTTTTAAGGGGGAGAAAAAAAATAAAATATAATAATGAAGTTAAATTCATACAATGCAAATCTGGTAAATCAGAAAATTTTGTTTGATATAATAATGAAAAAAACAAATATGACAGAGGAAAGAATAAGTGAAATAGTGAATGAACACGGATTTACAATTCGATTTAATTCTAATAAAAATAATTTCGACATATTTTTTTAAAAAGAAAATATGATCTAAAAAATTAATATATATATATGTGAGCATTATATTATTATTTTTTATAAAGCTGGCAGTTTGACCGCTGTCAGTCTTTTTTAAATTTAAAAAATTATATGAATAAAATTTTTGAAAAAATAAAAAGACTCTTCAGCTTACCAACAATCACCCCCAGCAATCAACTAACTATTGCAGCACGGATTAGATTAGTAGTTATTCTATTGATATTCATTTTATCATATTTTCTATTATTCACTATTGATGTAATAACAGCAAAGATTATACTAACATTTAATTTGCTGATAATAGCAAACTGGCTGTTGTATAAAACAAATTAATAAAAAACATGAATATAAGCAGAGAACAGAAGCATTCATTTTACACAAGTAAAGTTTGGCGTGACCTCAGAGCTTATAAGCTATCTCTATCACCATGCTGTCAATGTCCTGACTGTTTAGACAATGATAGTATAACAATTGCCGATTCTGTACATCATATTGTTGACATCGATATTAATTTTGATTTAAGGTTAGACATAGATAACTTAATGAGTATCAACTCATTATGTCATTCAAGATTAACGGTAACTAATTATCACAAACAGAAGCAGTTAGAAAAATTAAAAAACAAAAATAACAATAATAAAATAATAAATAAATTAATAAAAGCCACACAACCTTAGATACAGGGGGGTCTCATTTTTACATAACGCTACAACTCGCCATACCACAGCCCCTCAATCAAATATTGTTACAAGAAATCTGGAAGGTCGGGCAGTCATAAAAAAAATAAAATATAATGGTACAAAAAAAATATAAAATATTAAAAAATGAAATCATAAAAGTTTTAAAATCAAAAAACATATATAATGATGTTGACACATCTTTAATCGATCAATTGATCTTTAATTACCAACTTTTACATAAAGTTCAAAAAGAATTGTTAACAGGTGAATATATGGTTAACGTTCGCAATAATGCAGATCAAAAACCACTTTATCAGGTAACACCCAACTATACGGTTTATCAAAATACATTAAAAAATATCATAGCTATATCAAGATCGCTTGCTATAACTCCACAGGAACAAAATAAACTAAAAACCATTGCAGATACTAATGAAAATGATGGTTTTTAATTTATGTCACCAATTGAACAACAGAAACAAAGATATAGACATTTACTATATTCTAAATTAGACCATTACGTTAAGAATGTTACGGAAAAAAATATAATAGTAAATGAAGATATTAATCTTTGTGTTCAACGTTTCAAAAAAGATTTAGAAAATACTGATTACTATCTTAATTATCAGGCTATTGATGTTTTTTTTGATTTTCTTTTTTTTATATACATAGATAATAATCACAACCAGTTTATTCAGTTCACACCTGAAGATTGGCAGGTCTTCTATTTTGTCAACATATACGGTTTTTATTGGGCAAATGAAAAAGACAAACGAAGGTTTAACCGTTCATTTTTAACAATATCCAAGAAAAATGGTAAAACAACGCTGGCAGTTATTCAAATTCTTTACCATTTGACCAAAGAAAATATCAATGCTAAAACATATTCAGTTAGCGAAAGTAAGGTAATGTCTGAAGATTCAGCCCTTTTTATAGCTAAGAATATTATTAATAATTCACCCGCTTTATTTAAAAGAATAGAACAATTACAATATTCACTTAGATACACTAAAGGCAAATCAACAAATACTTATAAGATGTTGCCATTTAAACCCGCTGCAATGAACGGTATTAAACCAAGCTTTGCCATAGTTGACGAGCTTCATTTAATGCCAGACAGTCAAATTGTAGATAAATTAACGTCTGGTCAAATGACTGGTTCTATTCCTAATCCATTGTTATCTATTGTCGGGACGAGGGGTAATAATTCAACTTATTATCAATTTGAGTTAGAACAAGTTTATAAAAAGGTTCTAAGAAATGAGATAAAAGACGAATCAACCTTTATAATGATGTTCGGTCAGGACAACGAAAGTGAATGTAATAATCCTGAATTTTGGATCAAATCTAACCCGAATATATATTCAAGTTTGGATATTAATTTATTAAAAGATAATTATGAAAAATCGAAGTTAACCCCATCATCACTAAGAGAATTCTTTTCGTTTAACCTAAACCTCTGGGTTGATGCAGCCACAGACGACCAATTTATTGAAGACGAATTCATAAATAAAGCATTTGACAAGGGCAATGATTTAAATTTATCATTAGATTTTTTCAGGGGTAAAGATGTTTATCTGGGTTTAGATACTTCAAAAATAGAAGACCTTTCGAGCCTTGTTATTTTAAATTATGACAAAGAAACCAAAGAATTTTTTTCATACCCGTTTATATATTTTGCAAAAAACAATTCTAAAAAAATTAGAAATAAAGGTGTTGACCTTACAAAGTGGCTACTATCAGGCGAAATAAAACAAAGCCCATTTAAAAGAATTGACTATACTGAAATTTTAGAAGACATAATTTATTTGAATTCAATATGTAATATTAAAAATTTGGGACATGATGGTTATAATAAAAGTGAAATAATCCCTTATCTGGATAATCAGCGAATATATAATGAGATAGTTAGTCAATCAATCAAAGATATTACAACCGCCACAAAGTTATTAGATAAAATATTTGCCACTGAAAAAATAACTTGTGTGAACGGTGCTTATAAATGGCAGTTTAAAAATGCTATTATCTATGAAGACATTAACAATAATAAAAAGTTGCATAAGAAAAAGTCCTTAGATAGTATTGACAGTATAGCAGCTTTAATCAATGCTTTAGAACTTTGGCGTAGAGATAATGAAGACGAATTATTCAAAGTCGATTTTCAACCTATTTCAATAAAAATGTAAAATTAAATTTAATATATACTTTTATAAAATAATTAATAATAAATGTTTAACACTTTAACGAATGCTTTTAACATTAATATAAAACTTGGTGATGATACAAATAAAACCTTTAACCAGCCTATTAACGCACAATTGGAAGGTTACGGTGTTTATGATAAATCAATGATTGATAGTATTAATACTGTTTTCACATGTAAAAAAATACTAATAGAAACAATATCAAAACTACCTTTAAATATAACATCGAAAAATAAAAAATATAAAGAACATTATTTATTTAATATAATACATAATAAACCGAATACTTACCAGACAACAAACGTCTTTATTAGCACACTTTTAAACCACTTTTGCAGCTTTGGTAATGCTTTCGCAAAGATTAATAAAGTAGAAGGTAGGGTTAATAATCTTCAAATCATTCACCCGTCTAAATTCAAAGGATATGAGTTAAATGAATTTGGTGTTCTGACATATAAATTTGTAGATTTTAATATAATATCGGATGATATTTTACATTTTAAATACTTTGTAAGTGATGATGGAATTTTAGGGTTAAGCCCGTTAGATGCTTTAAATAAGTTGTTAGCTGGAAATTACCAGGCGATTGAAATCATAAATAATTATTATAAAAACGGTCTTCATTCAAACCTTTTCATAAAGGCTATGACTAACGTACAATCGAAAGATTATAACATTGCTCAACAGGATTGGGCTAAAAGTCAATCAGGGGTTTTTAAGGCGGGTGAAATTAAAAATTTGCCCTTTGGCTCTGAACTACAAGAAATAGGCATACAGTTTACCGATGCCCAATTATTACCAACAATTAAATATAATACGTCTCAAATTGGGGCGGTTTATGGAATACCTTTATTCATGCTGGGTATAGAAGAAATGAAATATAAAAGCATTGAAGAAAGCTTAATTGCATTCCAGACCCAAACTATTGCACCGCTGGCAAAGATTTTTAAAGAAGAATTTTCTTCTAAATTATTATTCGACAAAGAAAGAATAAATGAAGATATAAATATTGAATTCAATCTTAATGCGATGTTAGCAGCCGATTCAATCACAAGGGCAAACTATTTAAAAACCCTTAAAGATGCTACTATAATTAGTCCGAATGAAGCTGCAAAAATCGAAGGTTTTGACGAGTTTGAAGGCGGTCAATATCATTACCAACAATCACAATACCAACCTTTAGAATTAATAACTAAAGACGGTGAATTTAAACCGATTACTAACGGTCAAACATTTAATATTCAACCAAATAATTAACAAATATGATAAACAGATTATTGACATTAGATAACATAGTTTTCACCAAAAAAGAGGTTCAAACCACGGATTTAGAACGTACTAAAACCATTTTTTTATTAGAAAAAGATGAAAAAAACAATGAATATGTAGATGAATAATATTAATAATAACATAATTAAGCGCAATTATTCAGATTATTTTGAGAATAAACCCGAAAATACAGAATTCAGGATACAAATATCAGACGAAAACAGTAGAAAAATAAGGGGTTACGGGGCTGTTTTCAATCAAAAAAGTAAACTTATTACTGAATATTGTTTTGAATTTAATGAGGTTCGCACCTTTTACGAACAAATAAAAGATACTGCATTTAACAGAGCCTTAAAAGCTGGTAATGACATTATTTTAAATTTAAATCATAACTGTGATGAAATATTGGCTCGTACAGCTTCCAATACTTTACAGTTATCAACAAATAATATCGGTTTAGTTTATGAAGCTGATATGCCTAATACTGCAAGGGGTTTAGATGTTTTTGAAATGGTAAAACGTGGTGACTATTACGAATCATCTTTTCAATTTACCACTGTTCCAAATACTGATGTCTGGGAAAAAACCTCAGACGGTACTTATTTTAAAACTATTACTGAAGTTGACAGAATAATAGATGTTTGTGTAGCTACATACAGGGGTGCATATTCTAACACTTCTATTGAAATCGTAGACAAAAAACGAACTGATGAAACTGAAAATAAAATTGAACAAAATAATTATCAATATGAGTTAGAAAACGATGTTGATAAAATCAAAATTGTACAAACAATTTAAAAAATAAATAAATAAAAAATGACAAGAATTGACGAATTAAAACAGCAAATAGCTGATAAAACTAAAAGAGTAAATGACTTAAACACTTTAGTAAATACCGAAAAACGTGTAAAAACTGAAGCAGAAAGAACTGATTTTGATAATTCTTTAACTGAAATTTCACAATTTGGAAATGAAATTAAAGATATTGAAAGAATTGAAAAACTTAGAATTGATGCACCTGTGATAATTACAGGCGAACAGAAAGCAAAAAACAGAGTATATAACCCTGTAAAAGCTATTAATGAATTTAACAGAGGTTTAACAGGTTTAGAAAAAGAGGTACATGATGAATGTTCACGTTCTTACACAAATTTAGGTAAGCGAGCAGAAGGTTTGCTAATACCGAATGAACTTATATATAAAAGAACTGATACCATATCAAATTCAGAAGGCCTTTATTTTGAACAAGCACAAGGTTTAGACATAATTCAAACACCCTCATTAATTGAGACTTTGGGATTAACTCAATATCCTAACATGACAGGTGTTGTAAAGTTAAACTTTGCACAAGGTTTAACAGCCGACAAAGTAGCTGAAGGCGCAGGGCTTTCAGATAAGAATTTATCAAAAACGACTGATTCATTAACACCTGAAAGAGTTGGGTATATAAGTCCTATGAGTGAAGAAGCTTTGTCAGTTACATCTATTTTTGCAAGTTCTTTATTGGATGCTGATTTAGCAATAAAAGCAGCTTTAGTTAAAGAAATCATAACAAATATTCTTACAACTACTGGTTGTACTTTAACTGGGTTCGCTTCTAATGCAACAGCAATAGCATTGACAGCCGTTAATGCTGGGAAATTACGTTCAGCAGTATTAGCACCAAGCTTCCAAAAACCAGCATTCGTCATGGGGTCAGAACTGTATTCATTCTTACAAAATATGTCGGGTGCAACTGCTTACCAGACTTTTATTCAGGATTCTAAAATCAATGGTTATTCTGCTATTGACATAATGAATTTATTGGTGGCTAACGCTTCAGGTGTTACCAGTGCTATTTTTGGTGATTGGTCCCGTGGTTATGTGGGATTCTGGGGTTCTGCAATGGAGGTTTTATTAAATCCTTATACTTATGATTCAACAGGTATTGTGAGAGTAAGATTCAGTAGACTTGCTGACACTTCATTTAATCCTTACGCATTCAAAACAATTCAGAATGCCAAAATTTAACTAAAATAAAAAAATGTGTGGCTTAGATGAAAATTCTAAGTCTCACATTTTTTTAAAATATTATTTAAAAAATATGGAATTACTTTCAATCAATAAATTGAAAACCTATAACAATTTTGATTCTGGCAACACAATTAAAAATGCTCGAATTGACATTGATTTATTAACAGAAATTGAAATTCAAGAGTTATATGAAGATGCGACAAATATAGCTGAAAATGACATTCACAAGGACATTGCGTATACGTTTAACACCTATATTTTTTCTGAATTTTCAGGTTCAAAATTAACAATTGATGAAGGTTTTTTTATTGGAATTTCATCAATTACTTATACTGATTATGATGACAATTTATTTATAATAAATGACTATACAACTAAAGCTGATAGCAATATTTTCAATATTAAATTTAATTCAAATATAACAGCAAAAACATTAGAAGTTATATTTTTTACTGGTTTTGAAACAAGTAAAATTGAAAAAAATATAAAAAGAGCTATTTATTTAATAATAGCCGACATAAACGACGCTGAAAGGTCTTCTTATTCATCGAATGCAATTAAGCGTAACGATACCGTTGATAGACTTTTATCTAATCATCGAAAATATTTTTGGAAACAATGATAACAAGCCTTTTAAATAAAAAAATATCGATAAATACTGGAGCAACATCAACAAATAAATTCCAGAATGAAATAATTTATTCAAAATATATTGATTGTTGGTCACAAGTTATATATATAAAAGGAGATCAACTAATTCTAAATGAAGCTGTTAAAAACCAAGAAATAATTCAGTTTATAATTAGATTTAGATCGAATATTATGTTTTTGAATTATATAGAAATTGAATATTTAAATAATATATATGAAGTAAAAGCTAAAGAAGTAATTGGATTAAACGAAATGATAAAACTAACAACTGAAAAAAACGTAAGAAAATATAATGAAAGTTGAAATTTTCGGTATAACTGAACTGAATGAATTATTTGATGAATTAAAGAATAGTCAAAAGAAAGGCATCATTTTAAATGCTTTCAAGAAAGTTGGTAGACCTATTCTAAATGCTATAAAACAGGCAGCTAAAACAACTTTAAATAAAAAGACTGGTAATTTAATGTCATCTTTTGGAATTGTTTCTTTAAATTCAAAAAATGGTATTAAAATAGGAGCAAGAAAAACCGAAGGGTATAAAGGTTTTCACGGTCATTTTTTCGATGCTGGAACACAGGAAAGAAAAACCAAAAAAGGCTATAAAAGGGGTGCTATTAAAGCAACTCATTATTTTTCTGATGCTGTAAAATCGAACTCTGATACTGCTATCAACGAATTCCAAAATGAACTGGACAAAAGTTTTTCAAGTTTTGTTTTGAAATTCAATGCAAAAAATAAGACAAAATAAAATGTTACAGGAAGTCATACAATTATTTTTATCTGGGAATTCAGCTTTAAATACTCTGGTTAATGGGCAAATTTACCCAGTTATAGCACCTGCAACAGTTACTAATAATTATATAGTTCATTCAGGTATTGCAACACCTGTTTATTCGAAATCTGGCAGAGAATATGATGAATTTGATTATTCTATTTTTATCGCATCTCAAAACTATTCAGATAACAATACAATAGCAACCTTTGTCAGGTCAATTATTGAGTTTAAACTTGGAATATTTGAAGAAATAAAAATATTAAAAAATGAAATAACATCTATTGATGAATTGTATAGTGAAGAAGATCAAGCATTTTTGAAACGAATTCAATTAAAAATAATTGTTATTTAAAAAAATAAAAATAAAAAAATGAGTAATTACATAAATGGAACATCATTAATATTGATGATTAATACAACTGGGTCTACGTATAAACCTGTGGCTTCAGCTACATCTCATTCAATTGAGAAAAAAACAGAAATGTTAAAAACATCAAATAAAAGTACAGGTAATTTCGAAACGAGCATACCAGGTCGTAAATCTGCAAGTTTAACAGTTGAAGGTATGGTTTCCTTTGATATAAATATTTGCAATTATAAAACGCTTTCAGATTTGTTTGACAATCAGACTTTGGTATACATAATATCCCCTTTGATTAAATCGGAAAATGTACCCCTTTTCGATACATCTGGCTATACAATGACCATCGCATCGACTGGATTAACAAATACACAGGATGCTATAGAAGAGGGGACACCTGCATTCTATGCAGCTGCTTATATATCGGCTTTGTCATTATCTTCACCTGATGCAGCAACATGTACCTTTAATGCAAGTTTTGATATTGCGGGCGAATTTCAAACTTTAATAATTCAATAACAAATTTTTTGAAAATATAGTTCTTTTTCAGGACTATATTTTCAAAAAAAAAATAAAAAGATTATGATAAAAAGTAAAATAATAAAAATAAATGATGTTGATTATAATTTGAATTTAGGATTGAAAGTTCAAATAGAAATTGGCAAGCAAAGTAAAGAATTGTTTGGTCAAACACTTAATTATTATGGTGTTGAACTAAGTATTCAGAACATTTTTGTGTATGAATATATTGCCATAAAAACCTGCAATACGGGGTTTACTATGACATATTCTGAATTTCTTGACTATATTGATGATAAACCAGAATTTGTGTCAGTATTGACTGACCTACATTTTTATAATTTGAATGATGAAAAGTTATATTCTGATTTAAATAAAAAAAATGATAAACCAGAAAAAAAAAAGAAGTGGCAAATCTTCAAAAAGTTGAAGAAATAAACCCCTTTTTAATTTTTAAAATATTGATTCAGAACAACATAGACATAAATTATATTTTTAATGAAATGGGTCATTTTGAACAAATTTTGATATTGGATTCAATTTTCGATAAACAAAAATTGGATTTTGAAAAATATAGAAAAAGTTGTTTCCTAACAATTGTTCCTTATTTACCTAAAAATGAGCGAGATATATATAAATTTATGCCATTCAGCTGGGATGATGAAAGGTTCAAAAATATAAATAAACCGACAAAAAAAGATTTTGAAAAATCACTTGAAATAATTCAAAAAGCGATTGATCAAAAACTCTTAAAAAATGTAGTTATTTAAAAATGGCAGATAAAAAATTTTCGATTAGGGCGTTACTCCAAGCAGATGTAAGCGAATTTAAAAAAAACATAAATTCTGCTAAAAATGAAAATACAAGTTTTAAAAATTCTTTTTCTGAAATTACAGGAGCATTAGCTCCATTTGCAGCTATAATAGGTGGATCAGCTTTGGCAATGAAGACATTTAACGGTGTTATGACCTCAACTGGCGATTTGGCAGACACATATGAAAAAAAACAGCTGCAACTCAATGCCACAATAGAATCTTTTTATAGAACGATCGGCACAGGCGACTGGTCAAACTGGTTCACAAATATGACTAATGCCATAGATGCTTCTGGCGAGTTATTTGAAGCTATGGACAGACTTGAGGATTTGAACAGATCGTTAACAGTAGCTGAGCAGCAACAAGCCACTGAATTGGGAAATCTTCGTGCAATATATACTAATGTATTGATTCCAATTGATGATCGTATAAAAGCGAACCAGCAAGCAATTGTAATTGAAAAAGAACTATCAGAAAAAAGAAAGCAATACGCTACAGATGAAAAAAATGCTTTGCTTGAAAACCTCGAAAAGACTACTAAAGTTGCAAAAATCGACATTGAGAATTTTGCAACAAAATATGATCGTTTAGACAGAGTAATTGAAAAAGGGAAAGAATATAATGAAATAGAGGCACAAATAGCAGCTACACAGAATATCCAAATGCAATCACAGACACAGGGTGGTGGTTTAGTAATGTATGAGAAATATGGTGAGAAAATTAAAAATTTAAAAAATGATTTAGATGCTTTAGGCGAAAAAGCAAAAGAATACGGTGTTATAGCTGCAAAAATGGGAAGTTTAAGTGCTGAGCAACTGAATCAAACTGCTCAAGCATTTATAAAAGAATCTCAAGCAGAAGGCAGTTATAACGAAAATAGCAGACGTATGCAGACGTCTTTAAATGGTTTATTAAAAACAAAAAATGATCAAATTGCAAAAAATCTCGAAATACAAAAGAAATTAAATGTCGAAAAAGAAAAAGAAAACAATTTTCAAAATTTAAAAAAACAGGATAAAAACGAAGCACTAACTTTATTAAAACCTATTGATAGCGGTCAAATTGTAAACAATTTACAACCACAATTGCCAGAACTTTCTATTAAAGTAAAAGCAGATACCACACAAGCAACAACTGATATTGATGCTTTTTTAACTAAAAATTTAGATTGTGTAAATCAAACATATGGTTATATGACTGACTTGTCATCTGCTTTTTCTGAATTGTTTTCTGTTCAAAAAAATGAAGAGATAAAAGCGGCCAACGGCAATAAAAAACAAATAGAATCAATTGAAAAACGCTATGCAGAGAAAAATAAAAAAATGCAACTTGCACAGGCTATCATTGGTGGAAGTGTTGCGATAATTAATGCCAGTCAAACCAAGCCTTTTATTCCTATGGGACTTATAGCAGCAGCATCAGCAGCAGCTTTAATGGCTGTACAAGTATCAGCTATACAAAGACAGACATTTACAAGTGGGGGTATAGTGAAAGCTGCTGGTTATCCATCTTCGGGTGATTATGTGAATATTTTGGCGAACCCCAACGAAATGATTTTAAATAATGGGCAACAATCTAATCTTTTCCGAATGCTGAATTCTGGTTTTGTTGATAACAAACAAAAACAAAAAGTTGAATTTAAAATTCGTGGTCGAAATTTAGAAGGCGTTTTGCAAAATGAAAATAAAAAACAATATTCATATAGATAAATGAACTGGTATCCATCATATAGCACATGTTTTAAAAATGATTTAAACGTTATTTGTCGTGTTGATATTTTAGAATATCTGGACGAACAACCCGTAATTATTGAATTAATAGCAGGTGATGAACCTATAATCATACAATTACCTGAAATTTCTTCAATATCAGATCGTGTTTGTGGTTCTGGTATTAGTATTAATGCTATATATACAGGCAATAATTTAGAAGAAATCAGAAATTTATATACGATTGACCCACAAGGCAAAAAAATAAAATATTACGAATCTGATTTGGAATACCCTGTTTGGGTGGGGTGGCTGAATACTGAAGTGTATTCTGAATCTTTTTCAGATTTTTCAAATATTAACTTAACAATCGAAGGTAATGACGGACTTTCTCTATTAGATAGATATGATTATTTAAGTGAATCAGGTACAGCAATATCTGGGAACAGCTATATAATTGATATTTTGTCTACTATTTTTGAAAAAATAAATATTGATGAATATCATAATTTGTTTTTTTGCTCAAGGTTATTGTGTGAAGGTCAACCCACTGCCAGAATTTTAGAATATTTAAAACTTCAAAATCAAAATTATTACGATGAACAAGGAACAGCAATGACTTGTAGGGAAGTTTTAAATGAAATTTGTAAAGTTTTGAACGTTTATTGTATAATATCACAAACCCCACACTCATTACACTCATTCCCATCTATTTTTTTGATTGATTTTAAAGAAATGACTTTTGAAACTCAAACATCAGTTTACAAATATCAGTCCACTGGTAATATATTTTATTATGATGAAAGTATCTCAGGATCAGAATTTTATAAAGAAAAAATTGTTTATACTGATTTACAAATAATGACAGATAATGCTGAATTATCCAAAAAAACAGGTGTTTCAAAAATCGAATTAACTTATAGTGGTTATAATTGGGAAGACTATTTTTTAAATAATAATTGGGATGATGAAAGTAATTTTCGGACAACTGGTTATACATGGGATGAAGTCGTAATTAATGAAGGTTTAGATGATGAATTGACATTTTACCAAACGGGGAGAATATATGGATATGAAGGTATTCAGGGTATAAATATGACTTCTTATGACGATTCTTTTGAACATAATATTTCAGGAACTACTGAGATTGGATTAAAACAAAATGATAGTGCTGAATTTTTCGCTATGTGGTATCATGACAAAACCTATATACATGATTACCCCAATCCTGTATGGTTAGGTTATGGGCTAAATAATATTCGAATTTATACTGACCCAGCAGATTTTAATTTATATGGTATAAATGGAAATTTTTTAAAAATAACGTGTCAAGCAAAAATATTAATGCGCTCTCAATTTTATAACGAAAAAACAGAAGATGGTGATAATTTTCAAGTAGGAAAATGTGAATTAAAAACAAATGTTACAATAAAAAAAACAGGTGAATCAGATTTAAATATACCTTTATTTTTAGTTTATAATCAGTTTGAATCTGACGTAAAACCACGTGAAGCTGATGAAGATTTTGAAAATACCTGGGTTGAATTAACTGGATATTTGTATATAACAGGTACGACAAGTGGACAAATAAGTATACAAATATATGATTATATACATACATCATATTTACAGGGTGACTATCATAACTGGTGGAGGGGCGAAAATGCTTTTCAAATCGAACAAATTTGGATAAAAAATATAAAATGTATAGCTGTTAATGAATTAAAAGAAATTGCAAACGAAGATATAAAGACAACTATATATTCAACGGATAAATATGAAAGTAAAAGTAGTTTAACAATCAAACACGGGGACAGCTCAGATGCTTGTATGTGCCATCGAGGTGCAATTCTAACATCTGGCGAAACTTTAGCAACCAATTTTTATAGGAAAAACGGTGACGGTTTAAAATATAATTTGAATGATTTACTTTGCAAGTTAAATGAAGCTGAAGTGATGGATAGCAGGTACTTATTGTCAGATTCATATACAAGCGATTATATATGTTTTGATAAAGATTTTCAAGCTTTTAATTCTTTAACATTCGTTAAAAACCCTTATTTGCCTGATATAATATTTATGATAAAAGGTGGCGATTATTATGCAAGGTCGAAAATTCTTGAAGTGAATTTGCAAGAAATTAAAAACGAAGATGAAATAACAATAAGTTAAAAATGAGCAATTACAAAATAGATAACAAAAAAATTATAGCATTAAGAAGGGACGGACAATTAGAACGTTCTGTTAATTCAACTATAACGATCAATGCAGGTTCTTTGAATTCATCAGGCGTTACTATTACACAAACGCCTACAGTATCCATTCCAGCTACATATGCCAAAAAAACATGGGTGGTTGCAAACTTTACGGCAACTGGTCATACTCATGATGATCGTTATTATACAGAAGCTGAAAGTAATAGTATTTTTTCTTTAACTGGTCATACACATGATTACGATTACTGGAACGCTGCAAATGATGGGGCTGATTCTGGTCTGGATGCTGACTTGTGGGACGGTAATCAATTTAATGATTATTTAAATCAGTCCGTCAAAAGTGGTTCAACACCTACTTTTTTTAATGTTTATACAACAAAAATAGGGATGAATAGTGGATTAACCGATTACATAAAAATAGATTCAACAAATCACGTCAGTAATATGAATGTATACAAGGGGAGTTATACTTTTTACAATGACGGTAATAGTGGTGAAAGCTTTATAAGAGTAGGTGGTTGCCGAATTGAAAACACTGCAGATGTTGGACTGCTTTTTTCTGATTTATTATATACGAATCTGTTAACTATTCAAGGATCAGCAGCAAAAATAACAACAGATGCTAATAACAGTTTACTTATACAACCATCAAGTCTGGGGACTAAGGCTAATGTAAAGATTACAGGTAGTGATAATAACAAGTATGGGGGTGATGTTTATATTTATGGTGGTGACGGCACATCATATAACGGTGTTATATATTTGGGAACGTCAAATCTCACTGATGCAATGGGTTTCGTGTCGATTCCGACAAGTAATATGGGTATTGGAACTATTGGTAACTATGGTAACAGATTGAATGTTTCTGGAAAAACCACTGAATATCTTTATGAAACTGTGAATATCAGTAGCAATTATACGGGTGATGATGAGAATATAGGTACTGGTACGTGTCCTTTAGTATTAAAAAACACTCGCTATTATGCCAACGTAAGTCGATTGATTAATTTTTATGTGGCTAACGTGTATGAGGGAAACTTGAGTTTAATATCTGGAAATTTACAAATAAATCAAGGATCAGATCGAAGATTAAAAAAAAATATAGAAGAAATAAATAGTAAAAAAGCTTTAGAAATTATAAACAAAATTGAACCGTCATATTTTAATTGGATTTCAGAATTTAAAAATAAAAAAGATAGTAAAGTGGCTGGGTATATAGCTCAGCAGGTTTTGAATTATTTGCCAGAAATGACAAGTTATGATGCTGAATTGGATCGATACATGTTAAACAAAGAATATATTATACCCTTTTTGCATGCGGCAATTAAAGAAATAAGTAAAAAAATTATTGATTTAGAAAAACAACTAAAAAATTAGATGAAAATATTAAAAATAATATGGGATAAGATAATCTATTTGCTTGCAGGTGTGCTGGTGACAGGGACATTAACATTATTTACACCAATCACTGATAATATTGTTAAATTTTTCGGGATGACACATGAGCTTGTTATAGTGAATCGAAAAATCGATGACATAAATAATAAAATAGATGACCCAGTTATTTTAAAGCCTGACACAACTTTGTATAATATTCTTGAAAAAATGAACAAACAGCTGAATAATATTCAGAATCAACAACGAATTGTATCAGCTAAATTAGATGTTTTAAAAGAATCGAGCGAAGGATTACGACAACGTTTTGATGACATTGAAAGAGTAAGTGCAATGCCAGACTATCAGCCAAAAATAACAGTTACAAAAAAATGATAATATTCGATTCAGAAGAAGACCTTTTGCAGTTTGAAGACCTGATGGAAAGCAGTTTAACTCGTGTTTGGAAAAAAGTAGCTAAGCCAGATATTGATAGTTATATCAATGAAAAATCTGAACAGATTGAAAAAAACACACAATCAATATTAATAATGAAATATGTAATAGCTGGATTAATGATGTTAGTGTTTTCATCTTTTTTTATGTGAATCCCTTTTTTAAATAATTAACAATCAATAGATTATAAAAGTATCAGTTGAATATAGTGTATGAGCAGTATATTCAACTGATATTTATGAAAATTTTTGGTTATATTTGGATTAAAAATAACCAAAATGAAAAAAACAGCAGTTAATATTTATGATAATATGCTAACAGCCGTGTCATTTTTAAGAGTTTCGTCAAAAAAACAGGTAACAGACCGTCAAAATGATGATATAAATAGGTATTGTCATGCTTTTAACATACATATTATCAATACATTTAAAGAAAAAATAAGCGGTGCAAGTAATCTGGAAGACCGAACAGCATTAAAAGAATGTTTAGATTTTGTATATCAGAATAAACCAAACATTCTAATAGTTAGTGAGTTAAGCAGGTTAGGACGAACCAATGATGTTTTAACTATAATTAAAAAATTAAGTGTTGAAAAAATATGTTTTATTTCTTTAAAAGAAAACTTTAAAACATTAGATGAAGACGGCAAAGTCAATGCAGTTACACAATTAATGTTAAATATACTGGCTGGTATTAGCGAATTCGAGCTTTCAACAATTAGTTATAGGGTGACCAGCGGACGAAATAGAGAGGTTATTAATAATAATGCTTGGTCTGGGGGTATTAACTATCCATACGGATATCAAAGTCTGGATGGGAAATTAACTATAAATGAAAAAGAAGTCCCAGTCATAAAACTGATATTTGAAAAATTTGCAGAGGGCTGGGGTACGATCAAGCTGAGTAATTATTTAAATAATCAAAAGATACCTACCAGAGCGCAAATAAACGGTAAACAAAGCGACTGGTGTAAGGCGACGGTATATAATATTATTAAAAATAAGCTTTATATAGGTCAGAGAACCTGGAATAATGAACTATTGGATCGACCCGAATTAAAAATAATAGATGAAAATATCTTTAATATTTGCCAAAATCGAAGGGAAAAAAGCAAACAAAAAAATTTTGATTTTAATAAACAAAAAAAATATGATTATTTACTTGATAATAAGTTAATTAAATGTGGAATATGTGGTAAGCATTATGTGGGTATTCATTACAACAATCATTACAAATGTGTTAAAAATAAATATGGTAGAAAATGTGAAAATTTTAATATAAAAATGGATTGGTTAGATAAGGCTGTACAATGGTCTGTCAGTTCATTTGCTTCAAAAATTGATTTATTATCATTACAATCCGACAATCAAAAAGAATTTGAAAATTTTAATTTAAATAGAGAAATGGCAGTAATGGAATTGAAAAAAGTCAATAAAGACCGACTATTGTTATTAAAATTCACAAAAAGATATAAAGAGAGTGACATCAATGCTCAACTGGATGTATTTGATAATTTAATAGAACAAATTCAAAAAAAGATAGAAGATTATAACAATCAGTTAGTCATTCGATCGGATGATAATAGAAAATTGAAAGATTTGTTAGAACGAATTAAAAATAATGATTTTAGTGAAAGTATACCCAAAAATATTTTACACCAAATTATTAAAGAAATTCGGGTTCTGGATGGGAAAATAACAGTCAAATTCATAGACGGTGAACTATGGGGTCTTTATGAATATGATGATATTGCAAAAAAAAATAATAAAAAACTGGCTGCTCAGTTGTCTGGTAGCCAGTTAAAGAATAGGGTTAAAGAAAGTTAGTTAATTTTTCCTTTCTTGCAATGTGTTGTGTCAACCCTCATTTTTGTATGTTCACTCACCATGCAAAAGTTTGAATACAACACTGGCTGACATGTCATATTCATCAGCTATTTCGATGTGCGTAAGATATCGTGGTTTTGGTTGTTTCATGATAATATGTCTTTCAATTTGTCCACACGTTGAAATTTGAGAATGTGATTAGGATTTATTGTTATATATTCTCCTTGTGCGCCACCTCTGGGCGCATCGTTACCAACAGTGTAAGGAATCCCCAGTTTGTCGAGACACCGTAATATTTGCTCGTGCAAATGCCAATCGTTTTTTGAATGTCTATTGCCAATTTTAACTAAATATACTTTATTTCCAATCATCTGGTTGATGAGGTTATGATATCTCACAATATTCTGACCATATTTGGGGGATAACAGTTTACCAAGCCAATCGGTTTTTTTCTTCTCGTTTTCTATTTTGAGCTGTGATTTACGCTCTTTTTCCTGCAAGCGTTCTTCTTTCTCTCGGAGTTGCTGCATTAACACTTTTGCCCGTGCTTGTGCCTCCAAATGTTGAATCTGATTGTGGGCAAAAGGGTCGAACCTTAATTTTAATTTAATTTCTTGACTGATCTGTTCAGGTAGAAATTTATTAAAAATATGTCTCCTTTTGTTGTAGACTAAGTAGACATCCTCTGTTAGATAATGTACCGTCTTTTTTGCCTTATAGGAATAAATTTCATTCATACGTCTTTATTTTTTCATCAAACAAATTATAAATCATTTGTCCAACTGGGTGAATGTCCGTGCGCCAGTTATTGCGCTGTGCAATCAGACCCTCTAAGGGTAATGCAACAGCTAATTCGTGAAATTGTTGTATAGTTTCCATATGTTTATATTAAATTTTAAATTTAAACTTTAACAAAGTTCTTACTATTTTTTTTTCTGGACAGATTTGTATGTTCACTCACCCATAATAATCTTATATTGCTTTCAATTGGTGTTGTGTCAACCCTCATTTTTGTATGTTCACTCACCATGACTTCGTGACAGTAATCATCATTATCGTTGTGTCAACCCTCATTTTTGTATGTTCACTCACCATACCACTCACTAATTCATTAGCATTTAATACATTAAGATGATATTTCGTTTCTAAAACTGTGTATATTTCATCATAATTATAATATAAAAAATATTTTTTCTTGTTGTATTTAAAATAAACTATATCACCTTTTTCCCCAATTAAAAAATCAGAATCATACTTATAATCAAACCACTCAGTGTCTTTAATTATTTGCCATAAAAAATACTTAGGACTACGAGCTTCCTGTATCTTTCGAATTATATCTAATATATCTTCTTCCATTTTTAATTTAATCATTAATTTATCTGACTTTTGTTCGTGATTGACATCGCTACTGTTTTATCATTGTAAGTTTTTTTTTCCCTTTCTTGCAATCTGTGAAACATTGTATATACTTTGTCTATATTTTTTTCTGATTGTTGGATTAGATATTTATAATTATCAATTTCATCGTTACCAATCTTATATTCCAGTTCTCGAATTATATCATTATCTATTATTTTTATATCAACATCATAAATGCACAACCCTGTTTGTGTTTCAAGTTCTTTTGTCTTTTTTTGGGTTAAATGGTGTGAAGCCTCAATATTTTTGGTTGAATATACATGGATGTGATAACCTCTTTTATCATTTAT